AAAAGCAGGGGACTATAAAACACATTCTTGATTCTGATTCTGATTCTGAAAAAGAATAAAAAATTGAATAAAATAATTAGGTCTTATAAACAACAATATAAAAATAATATAAAAATAATTTGAGCTATTATTAATATGAATGAATTAATAGATATAACCGACAAAATTATACCCGAAAACAATACTTTCTTTAATGACGACGAAGCCTTAGAATTTTATCAAACATGTCTTCATATAATGGAAGAATTTATTGGTGAAAATATACAATATATGTCTGAACCGGATTTTGAGGAATTATTTGACGAAAATATAAAAGAATTGTTAGAGTCGCAATTTGAATCGGATATATTTTATAACGAAGATGCTGAAGAAGAATTAGAAGAAATTTTTGAAAAAGCAAAACATGACTTATTCAAGGATATATTACCTCCGCGTTCATATTCAGATACAATTATTTTAAAAAAACCTGACTTTAATTATGCTACTAAACAAATTAATGTTTTAAGACATATTTTGCAACCAGAACAAAGGACCAAAGAATGGTATGAATTTCGACATGATTTAATTACTGCCTCCAACGCATATAAAGCTTTTGAAAATCAAACGACCCAAAATCAATTAATATATGAAAAATGCCAACCATTAAATCAAAAATTATACATTGATGGTGAACAATCGTCTGACGAAGAAACAAAAGAGATAGTTATGGTGAATACGAACAGTACGCTACATTGGGGGCAAAAATACGAACCTTTATCCGTTAAATATTACGAGTATACCTATGACACAACAGTAGAAGAATTTGGTTGTATCCAACATGATACGTATAAGTTTCTAGGTGCGTCACCTGACGGTATAAATGTAGATATTA